AAATATCTCGCCCGTAGCCAATTTATTAAATTTATCTGCAATGTGTCTGTGGTGGGACCCCTCTATAAAATCAGGCCACATACATTTTACAAAAGATAGAAAGTCTTCTTTGGCTTTGTTCTGTATCTTTTTTTCAGCGTGCATAACTTGCAGCTGTTTAAATTTTTTACGTACATCAGAGGGTAGTTTACTTATGTCTATATTTTCTAAATTCATTTAAAATTTTTAAAAAATTTTTTTAGCACCTTAAAGTGTTGAATATGTTTTTACCAGGTATAACTATCTAAATCAAGCTATACAACCTACAGTAGTGGGACCCCTTTTTGTAAAAAGGGGGGACCCCGCACAACTTATAATTGATTTTTGGATTTAGTTTGGGACCCCTGGCCCAATCTCTTCTAGGTATATAACCTCATGGGCCAGGGGCAAGGAGTTAATCTAACAAAGTCATGTAAGCTTTAGGGTTTAGTCTACTAAACTTATCCTTACATTTTAACATGGCGTCCCATTGTTCAAGGGCCTCATGATAAAAAACTTTATCATGCAGGTCCGCCTCTTCCTTTGTTAATTCAACAGTCTCACCATTGAATCTGTTTCGTCTTGTATAGTCTTTATTATCTGTCATAATCCTACATTATCATTGACAGGTTATATGTCAAGTGATAAAAACAAATCAGAAAGGAAAAATAAACAATGACTAAAATGACTAAATATCAATTAGAGCATTTTGAAAATAAAGTTAATAGATATTTTCAACCTCTAATTAGTGAACAAGAGTTGTTAATCAAACAGTATAAAACTGAGGCGACTAACAATGTTGTTAAAAAACTAGCAAAGAAAATGGGCGCAGATAAAATCTTACAGCAAATGAAGGAGGCCGAAGAGTTTATGAAGGAAGCTCAAAACAACGCCAAAACTTTTTTTGAAAAACAATCAAAGAAAGAAAAAAAAGAGTTGTCTTATTCTTTTGAAAGAGATGATGAAAGATTAACTCTTGAAGATTGCGAAGGTCAATTAAGAAGTTGGGCTAAAGACTTAGTTGATAGGGAAATTGAGAGAAGACCTGAAGGTAAAACTCTCAAAGACCTAAAAGACCTGAAACAAAAAGCAATAGATAATGTTATGGAAAGTGGAACGCCAGAGGAACTTAAACAAAGTTTAAATCTGGTTGTTAAACATATTGGTTTAACTTGGAATGTGGATACTTCCAAAATAAAAGCTATCGCGCAAAGTTAATGATTGACAGGGGCTATCCTATAATATAGGATAGTCCCAGAAAGGATAACAAATGGACATAGAACAATTTAATAAATTTGCAAAAGAGATAGAAGAAAAATCAGATATTATTGTTTCTTGGTATGCAAAGAAATATAATAAAACTATTAGAAGAATAGGAACTTTAAACAAAGAGGGTTGCAGAGTTTGGGAGGATTACAAAGGAAATAAATTAATGTGTTTTTGGGATCCAGTTATTGAGAGATATACAACTTGTATTAATCCAGTGATAACTTATAAGAAGAGACCCAACTGATCCCTGGTCCAGTACAGACAGTCTCGAGCATCTTTAAGGCTGGACCTGGGATCAGATTTGGACGAGACATACAATAGTATTAAATGCACAGGTATGGTCTGGGCATCATCCAAAACTGATCCCTGGTCCATTGGCCATCCGGGTCGCGCCCGTACCGTTGATGGACCTGGGATCAGTGACTTTTAAAAATAGGCCCTAGTCAACTTGCAAGTCTGGGCCTCTGTCACTGGTCAAGAGCTCGATTTGTGAGGGTGTACGGCTCTATAAACAGTGACCCCAAGGGCTTGAGGCGCAAGCTTCAAGCCGCAAGCTTCAAGCGGCAAGCTCCAAGCATCAAGCTTGACAATAAAGAATAAAGGATTATATAGGATATATGAAAACAGAAAGAGCATTAAAAATTATAGGCGGCAGCCTTTCCAAACCTTCCAAGATGCCAGGATGGTCAATTGGCCTTCCAGCAAAAGAATGCAAGACCGGCGGCAAGCTCCAGCAGGTGAAGGGCTCAGTGTGTTACGACTGCTATGCATTGAAGGGCTGTTACGTTTTCAAAGTTGTACAGGATGCACAGTACCGGAGACTGAAGGCTATCAAGTCCCCGCGATGGGTTGAAGCAATGGCCCATCTGATCAACAGCAAAAAGCCCGATGTATTCCGCTGGCATGACTCAGGGGATGTCCAAGACTTAGATCACCTCAAGAAGATCTACGCAGTGTGCAGGTTAACACCTGGCAAGCGTCACTGGTTACCGACCCGTGAAGCATGGATCAAGGACTACCTGCAAGCGAAGCCTGACAATTTAGTCATACGATTTAGCGCGCCGATGGTAGACCAGGCGGCGCCTGCTTCGTGGCCTAACAGCTCAGAAGTAGTAACTGAAGGCGGCAACTGTCCAAGCTCAAAACAGGGCAATCAATGTTTAGATTGTAGAGCGTGTTGGGACCCTGCTATAAAGACAATACAATACAAAGCACATTAAAATGTTTAGACATCCAAAATATTATAAAGAATTACGAAAGCTACGTAATAAGCTTCAAGCTCGGGAGGACTCTACCGCTAACTCAACGCGTGGGCGGGTTGCAGAGCCCCAAGCTTCAAGCGTCAAGCCCCAAGCTCCTGAAACATCAAGCGGCAAGCATCAAGTCCCAAGCAGCAAGCGTCAAGCTTAAAGCCACAAGCAACAAGCTCCTTGATTCTTGAACCACGGAAAAGTTTCAAGCATCCTGAACCAAGGTGCTCAATGCAGATAAAAGTATTGTGTGGGTGTTTAATATGAAAGGCAATCTGATGCGGACTGAAGCGCACCTTGTTACCTCTTGTAACTTTTAACTCTACTGTAAAAAAGTGGCCATTAACAGTGCAACCCAGTAGATCGGGAGTACCGTGTAAGCTAGAGTTTTCAAGCCTAATCCAGGAGATTTCAGGTATAGATTTTTTAATTTTTGCATATAATTTTCGCTCGGGTTTCAAGGTAACTAGGGCTTTCTAATCGGGTGTCTTAGGAGCGATAATTAACTTTTGTTTCGTATGTTTTAATACAACACGGATCATACTATGTCCAATTATATTTGACTCTTGCACTTCAATTCTTTTTATTTCTTCTAGATGACCATTGACATCTATGTAGATTCTAGCATTGGATATGGCATTACCCTTTTTGCCGTCAGTAAATTGGTCTAAGTATTCCTGTAGATGTTTAACAAACATTATTGACTTTATAGGATAGTTACCTTAAAAAGTCAATCATGGGAGTACCAAAGAGATTAACAGAAATGCAGCAAAGGTTCGCAGAGTTCTTAGTATTTGGAGGACCAGACGGACCTATGACTAAGACAGAGGCAGCTCTGGCTGCAGGGTATTCACCAAAACGTGCAAGGCAGGAAGGATCTGAACTTACAAATCCAAAGTTATCACCACTTGTTGTTAAATATATTGGTGAGTTGAAAGAAGAGAGACTGCGTAAACATGAAGTTACTTACGAGGGTCACGTTGCAGAACTTGCGAGGTTGCGTGAGGCCGCTTTGAAAAAAGGATCATTCTCTTCAGCAGTGAATGCGGAAGCAAACAGAGGCAAAGCAGCAGGACTATACATAGATAGAAAAATAATAAAAACAGGAAAGTTAGAGGACCTATCAGAACAAGAATTAGAAGCAAAGATGAAACAGATATTAGACGACTACGCACAGATAATCGATGTAACTCCATCTACAACTTCTGAATCTTCTTTACCCAAGCCCGAGGAATCATAGTACGATCACCAAACACATAACCATCTTCATCTTTATCATACGAGGCAAATAATTTTACAGACTCTTTGTCTTTCGAATATAGCCAACCTTCATTAACAGGTTTCGCTAATCTCATTTTGTTAAACTCTTTGTCAGTAGCCCAGCCAGAGTCACTGGTGCAATCCACCCACTCCACTCTGACTTTCGGATAAGGTAAATCGGGAGTGTTAATTGTAACGATACTTTTTCTTCTTTTCTTGGGCATAAAATTTTACTATCACATGTGCCTTAATCAGTCCAGCTGCCACATTCTTGACACAATTTAATTTTCGACACCTAAATGGGCAAAATTTTTTTTCTTGCGCTAAAAAAATAAAAAAACTGAAAAGGTATCGCAAATGCCAAAATCGACCTATAAGCGTTGGCATTCAACATTTATTTTTCGACACCCCCCCCCTCGCAAGGGTATCGCAAGGGTATCGCAAGTGTCGAATTTTTTGGTCCAAATAGTGAACAAACCCATGTCACCCTGAATTTGCGACACCTTTGCGACACCCAATCGACACCCATTCGATACCCCAGGTGTCGAATTATAAGATCTCTTTTGCCTTAATCTTGCCATAATGTAGCTCCATTACTGCCATCTTATCCTCGGCAGAAGATATCTTAGCTAACAACTTATCGACCTCACCAGTTATATCTGGATGCTCAGGTATGATAAGTTCTTGATCGCTATAGCATTTGATCTTGTACTTTGCGTCCTCGATCTCTGCCTCGTATCTCTTCATTAGAACCATTCTAATCTGATTATTCATCGTTGTCCTCCTCCATTGTTTCGTTACCGTTTTCGTCTTTGTATAATATCCATGACTTTTCACCGTCATAGTAGTATCCTGATATCTCACGCTCTATGTATAACATCCATGATTTACGCTCCATTAAAAAAATCCTCCGGGTTTAAATTTACTTTTGCTTTCTCTTTTTCATCATAAATTAGTTCATGATACATGTCCAATCTTTTTAAAAATTTATGTTTCCAAGACCGTAAATCAGCCCCAGAAACCTTGAACTCTTGGTAGTATAGGTCAGGTGTACATACCATTATCACACCCTGCTCGATGTTAGATCCATGCACATAATCATGTGCCATGGCGTATGCTGCTATCTGCAGTTTGTAATCGTCAATCCACTCCTCTTTCTTTGGTCTGTTCGACTGTTTAAAGTCAACCACAGTCTCTTTGTTATTATGCAGACAGACTAAATCAGTAGACCCAGCGTAAAGCCCAGGATAATACAGAGTGACTTCTGAACCGTACCACTCTTCAACCGGTGTGAGACCCACCTCGATAATTTTATTGGCCATGGCTTTCGCCTCCTGTCCGATCGCTGTAAGATCATCGTACCCAGTTCCGAGCACATGGTGCTCCAGGAATTTGTGCATAGCTGTCCCCCGATTACTAGATAGGTTTTTGATTCGCTCTGCTTCTGCTTCTCCAACTTTGGCCTTCCAATC